GCGGCATCCCGGTGACCGCCTCGAAGCACGTCCTTTGCGGCGACTTCAGCAAGTTCAAGATCCGGGACGTGGGCTCGGTCCGCATCGTCCGGCTGAACGAGCGGTACGCCGAGAAGGACCAAGTCGGCTTCGTCGCGTTCATGCGGTCCGACTCGCGGTGCGTCAACACGAGTGCGATCAAGCACCTCCTCCAGGCGTGAGCCTGACCCGCCCCCGCCGGAACGTTCCGGCGGGGGATTAACCCCCCAACGAAAGGCTCACGACCGTGGCAGACTTTTATGCGAACAAGGGGCCGGCCCCCGTCGCCGTGGCGGCGGCCGGCAGCGGCCAGAGCACCGCGACCCTGCTCCAGTCGGGCGTGGCGTCCAACGTGTCCGCGGCCGACGGGACCAAGGCCGTCGTGCTCCCGGCGGCGAGCGCGGGCGAGGTGGTCCGGGTGTACAACTCGGTCGCCACCAACGGCCTGCCGATCTACCCGCCGACGAGCGGGACGATCAACGGCGGGTCGGCGAACGCGGCCATCACGATCGAGGGCAAGACCTTCGCGCTGCTGGAGTGCATGGACGGCACCAACTGGGCGGCGGTGTTCACGGCCAACTCGTAATCCGCTTCAGATTCCCGCGGGAATCGTCGCGGTGGACCCGGGTCCGGATGGGCCCGGGTCTTTTCACACAGGGGTGGACATGCCCGCCGTATCCGTCCTGCCGGCCCCGCTCGACCTCGACGTGTACGCCGGGGCGACGTGGGCGTTCACGATGACGTGGGAGGCGGACGGCGAGCCGGTGGACCTGACCGGCTGCACGGCCCTCATGGACATCCGGTCGGGCGAGTCCGGCGCCCTGCTCGCCACGCTGACGAGCGAGGGGGTATCCCCGACGATCACGCTCGGCGGGGCGGCCGGAACCGTCACGTTCAACGTGCCGGCGGCGACCACGGCCGGGTGGGCGGCCGGTGATTACGAGTACGACCTTCTGATTACCGACGGAGACGGGGTGGTCACGGCGCTCGTGGCCGGGGTGGTGAAGGTGCGGGCCGGGGTCACCCAACCGTAAGGATCTGGCGTGCCGAGCGAGTACACGATTAACGTCGCCCCGATGTCCGCGTCCGTCGTCACGGCCGGGGCGCAGGGGCCGGCCGGCCCCGCGGGCGCGAACGGCGCGAACGGGACGAACGGCGAGGACGGGGCCGACGGCGCCCCGGGCCCCAACCTCGTGGACGCGACGACGGCGACCGACCTGGCCGGGTTCCTCCGGGGCGACGGCTCGGCGGTGTACGCCACCGCGCAAGTCACCCTGTCGGACATCGACCCGTCCGGGGCGGCCGACGGGCAGGTCATGGCGTGGAGCGACGGCGGCGGCACGTGGGTGCCCGCCACCGTCTCGGCGAGCCCCGGCGGGTCGGACACGCAACTCCAGCTCAACGACGGCGGGGCGTTCGGCGGGGCGTCCGGGCTGACGACCGACGACGGGACGAACCTGACCGCCACCGGATACGTGAGCGCAAACCTCCTCCGGTCGAAACCGGCCGGGTCGGGCATCCGGGTCGGGTACGAGACGCAGTACCCGTCCGGAACCCCAGCCTTCCGCATGCTCCTGGACGAGAGCGGAACGGGATACGCGGCTTACGCAGGGTACACCCCTGCGGGGGAGCAGTTTTTCCGAATCGGCGGCGGCCCGCAGGACAACCCGCTTTCGGTGGTACTCAATTGGAACGGTTACCCGAATATTTCATTCTCATTCGGGTGCAGCGGGGACGGGAACTCTCGCATCCAGATGTCCCACGGGCTGTCCGTCGAGCCGCACGGGGCCGTCAGCTTCGTTCAGGCGGGGGCGGCCGGGAGCGGGTGGACGAGCTACTACTACGGTCGGACGGACGTTACCAGTCGCCTGATGTTCGACCACGTGGCGACGTGGCTGGACGACGACGACGGCACCCGCCGGGCGCAGGTGGTGGAAGGTGTGTACGACACCGATCTCCGGCCGTGCCTGACGAAGGCGGCGACCGGGTCCGGGGCGACCCTCACCCTGCACGCCCCGACGACCTGCGAGGCCGGGTTCATCCCCGCCACCTTGGCGGATGCGTCTGCCCCTAACGGCAGTGTATATCATTCTTCTGATGGCGATTGTCTGGCATACAAAACATCATCTGGTGACATCCGCTATCTGTCTTACACAACCCCGTAAGGTAATGGTGCGAAGTATAGCGACCAGTCCGATTGTTGGTGACGGGGTCGCCCGCCCGCTGTCTACACTCATGGCCACAAAGCCGAATACGTATCCAAATGAAAAGGCGGTGATTGACGCGTTCACGACTCATCTTGACGGCTACGCTTTGCCAAAGGCAAACGGTCCGGAGTCAGTGAATGAGGGGTTAGACAGGTGGTGTATTCAGCGAACAATTGACCGCACGTTAATGGACGGCGGGGGTGACGTATTAATTCCCGCAGGCGAATATCATTTAGATTACCCGCTCTTCATTCGGTCGGGCGTGACCCTTAGGGGTGAAGGCTCAAGCGCTAGCGTACTCAGAATGACCGCGAGGTGCGGGGCGGGATTGATTTCTCCGTCGCGACACATGACTAAGGTAGGCTCGGACGGGCAGGGGCCGGTGGGGGACTCGGACGGTTACATCCTCAGGGCGGCATCTTACACCTATTTGAATCTCGCCGACGCCCCCAGCTTTCAAGCCCCTCCCGCCGACGGCAGTTGGTCGTTCGGCTGGGATTTGCGGTGGGACGGCGGCGGCGGGTACGTGTGGGGGCTCGGCGGCCGGCTGCGGATGGCGGACACGCCCGACCGGTGGAGCGTGGCCGTGAGCGGGGACGGCACGCTTCAGGTGTTCGGGCCGAACGGCGGGTCCGGCGGCGGCGGGGCCGGGCCGAGGCTGACCCCGGGCGAGTGGTACACCTGCCGACTGTCGTTCGACCCCCGAGGCGTGGCCACGCTGACGGTCAACGGGGTCGATTACCCGCTCGCCAACACGAGCGGCCCGGTCGCCCCGCGGTGGCATGACGACTTGATAATCGGCGGCAAGGCGACGACGTGGCCCGAGGTGCTGTCCTCGGAAGTCGGGGCGACCGGGCGGATTCGCAACCTGCGACTGGCCGAACGGTACGGCAACCCGGCCGAAATGCTGGTGCCTTTGGACGACGGGAACCGGCACCTGTTCCGGATCGACACCGCCAGCGGGGGGCTGTCGAACGGGCACTTGCTCCTCCGGTGCGCCAACGACGGGCAGGGTGAGGTTGAGTGGGGGGTTCGCGACCTCGCCGTCCGGTCGTTCGTCGGCGGCATCGGGATGTACGTGACCAACGCCCAGGGGTTCACGATCTCGGACGCGCTGATCGAGGGGCACCGCGGGCTGTTCATGCAAAAGAACGTTTACGAGTTCTCCATCAGAAACGTGAAAACGCACGGCTCCCTTGTGGCGACGCAGGCGGTGAACAACGCCTTCCAGGGGTCTTACGACGGCGGGACGGTCAAGGGCGGCATGGTGGGGTTCGTGGCGGAGAACAGCTACGGGGCGACCGTCCGCGGAACGTGGATCACGACGTGCAGCCGGCTGCCGCTCTTGCTCGGCGGGGACGAGTGCGTCGTCGGGGTTGACCGGGCCGTGTGCGTGGACGAGGGTGCCGGGCCGGACGTCATCGGGCTGGTGCTCCTGCGGCAGGGCATGGCGACCTTCACCGGGTGTGCGATCCAGCGGGCGTACACGACGGCCGGGAAAACGATCTTGGTGGACGGCGGCGGGCCGCACAACTTCGTCGGGGGCGAGATCCTGACAAAGGCCGGCGGCCCCCCGCTGTTCGACGTGGCCGGGACGCTCGACGGCAAGATCCACATGACCGGGGTGAACACCGGCGGGCACGACGTGTTTGAAGGGGGCCGGGAAGCCGACTTCGAGGTGAGCTAACGCATGACCACTTTCGGCCTGAAGCTGGCGACCGCCCCGGTCCAGGAGCCCGTCTCGCTCACCGACGTGAAGCGGCGGCTCCGGGTCACCGTGGACGACTCGGACGCGGACCTGCTCGACGCGCTGGCCGAGTGCCGCGCCCTGTGCGAGCAGGAGTGCGGCCGGGCGTTCCTCACGCAGACGTGGACGCTCTACCTGGACGGGTTCCCCGGGTGCGGGGAGATCGTGCTCCCGCGGCCCCCGCTCCAGAGCGTCACGAGCGTCAAGTATTACGACACCGACGGGGTTCAGCAGACGGTATCCACGTCGGACTACCACGTGGACACGGGCCGCGAGCCGGGCCGCATCTGGCTGGCGTCCGGCTCGTCGTGGCCGGCGGTCCAGGCGGGCCGGCCGTCGGCCGTGGAAGTCCGGTACGTGGCCGGCCACGCAAATCCGCTGGCCGTGCCGCGGAACGTCAAGAGCGCGATCCTCATGCTGATGTGGGACCGGTTCAACAACCCGAGCGGCGGGGACGCCGGCATCCCGCCGGCCGTCCGCCGGGCGCTCGACGGGTCCGAAGTGGGGTACATGTGGTGACCTACCCCGACCGCGTGGTGATCCTGACCCGCGCCCTCGCCGCGGCCTCGACCGGCTCGCTCGGCGAGCGGGTGGAGTCGTGGCCCGACCCGGCCGCCGGCACCGGCGAGCACTGGTGCCGGATCGAGTCGCCCGGCGGTGGCGAGCAGCCGACCGCCGTCCGGCAGTCCACGGCCGCCCTGCGGCTGCGGTTCCGCCACGTGGTCGCCCTGGCGGCGGTGGACCGGGTCCGGGTGAAGGAGACGGAAGACGTGTACGCCGTCGTCGGGGTGTGGCGGGAGCGGGCCGAGCACGGCGGGTGGGTGACCGTCTGCGACCTGTCGGGGACGTACTGAATGGCTTCCGCCCGCGCTCAACTGACGCTCGACCTGTCCCCGCTGCACGCGCTGAGGAGCGCGAGCAAGGCCAAGACGGTCACGCTCAAGGCGGTCCGCAAGGCCGCCCAGATCGTCACCAAGGCGGCGAAGCAGCGGGCCCCGAAGCGGAAGGGCTCGGGGGCGCTGCGGGCGTCGATGGGCCAGAAGGCGGCGAAGGGGAAGAAGGGGGCGACGCTCGCGTTCGCCGTGGTCGGCGCCCGCAAGAGCGTCGTCCGGATGGTCAAGCCCGAGCGGGGGACGAAGCCGATCAAGGCGGTGCCGGCGTACTACGCCCACCTCGTGGAAGACGGCACCCGGCCGCACCCGCTCAAGAAGGGTTCGAAGCTCGCCCGCCGCGGCAAGGGCGGCGACCCGCCCAAGGACGTTCGGCACCCGGGGGCCCGGCCCCGGCCGTTCCTGAAGCCGGCGTGGGCGGCGGCCGGGCCGGAGGCGGTCGCGGCGGCGCAGCAAGTCATCGGGGCGGAAGTGGCGAAGATTCTTGCGAAGGGTTGAGCGATGCCTTACGCGACTCCCGAAGAGGCGGTCCGGGCCCGGCTGGCGGCCGACGTGTCC